GACGGACTACAATAATAAACTTGCTAACTGCTAAATTCATAATAATGGTCTTAACTTGGGCTTTTTCAACTCAAGAAGTGACTAGGGAAATCACTCCCGGCTACCCGATTCACGAAGACTTCCCAAATTTCAACGAATTGAGCATCACTCATGATGACTCCAATCTAAACATCAGATTTCCAGATGACATGATCTCATTGACAAGATCTTTTGCTGGGACAGAGATTGATCACTCAATTAGGGAGAGCACAGTAAGGGTCAGAGGGGATGACATCACTAAGCTTCCCCACAACTTGGCCTTGTCAGTCCTGAACATGAATTACACAGAGGGGATGGTTCAGCTGCCCTCCGGACAAACCCCTGACTTTGTCAGAATTGATGACGGCATCATGATCGGCGAGCTAAAGACTAGTGCCAGCTCAAATGAGAGGGCTTTGTCCATGGTGCTCGACCAAACTGAGCAGAAGTACGGGCCACAGTGTGATTTCCTCTTCCTTGTTGGGGTTAATGTCAATCATGTTGAGACCAGAGGGATCCTGCTGAGCGAGCTAGCCCAAGAAGCTATGATAAAAGCTAGAAGGATTGGTGACATGATACTTGACTTGCTGCCTCCTAGCCTAATGTCAGACAGGAGCGGAAGAGACATTTCTCAGGCTTTTGAACACATAAGGTCCATCCAGTTCTCTGAGCGAGGCCTTGAGAAGATTCCCTCTTGTCTTTGGGTGACACCTCAGTACATGAGCGAACAATTACAGCATGAGGCGACAGAGGCTCTAGGCTCCATGGGGCCCAGGCAGCCTGTTAAAAGCATTGGTGAGTGGCTCAGGTCACTACCAGGGACCAAGACCCATTTCACTGCTGCAGTTCATGTACCCTGCTTTCTGACTCAGGAGGATTCTGAGGTCTCAGTGTCAGTTCCCGAGAGAGAATGTGGGAATATGCATGCCCTCTGGTCTCGTGCAATCCATGAGAGGAAACACAGGTCTTTCCCAGAGCCAACTGTTGATGAGATGAGGAGGGATCAAAGGCTGAGGGACATGAATGGCTGGGGGAAAGCTAGCATGAAGGACCTGAGAAATGAGCCTGACAACCACGACTTCCTTCTGTCTCGACAGTTCAGGATTGAGCTTGCCGTGAGGGGCCTTGGTGCGAAAGCCTTCTCAGATGAGGCCGAAGAGCTCAGGAGACCTAAGAGGTTGGAAGACAAGACAGGGTACAGCCCTACCCTCAACACAAGCGCAATTGATGAATGGGTGACCTCTCCTTTGGTGAGAACCCATAGAGGCATCCCACTCTCAACAGAAGACTTTTGGCTTGATGACGGGGAGTGGGCGATGGGGTCCTTATCAGAGATGTGGAGCACTGACATGCTGAGGGCATTTGAGAACACAGAGCTAGTGCTTCGTGAAGTAATTTACAACTGCAAGAGGAACCAGCTGCCCTCAAACATCTCTATGGGAATGGTCCTGAGGAAGGTCCCCGGCAGACCAATCTATGTGCTTATTAGACCAACGCGAGGTGATGGGCCAATATTCTACTCTGTTCTCTTCAAAGGCTGCGAGTATGCCCCAGGAATCTTTGAAGACACAAAAATGTTCGACTCTTGTTGGCGGTACACAGACTTCATCAGCATGGACCAAGATCGACTCAGCCACCTCGTGAACCTTCCTTCTCAAGTCATGAGCCTATGGTCTCTCCTTGCTGACACCTTGAGCATGACAGGGCTAGAGCCCGGAAGAACTGACTCGTTATGGGAAAAACAGGTAACACACAGTATCAAAGCGCTGTCTCTCATCCTGATTGAAGATAAAGAGGACACGAGCACAACCCTCCAGCTGTTCAGGTATTACTACATGAAGGTCTTCTCAAGCGTGCCTCCAGAAATGTACCCTAAGGAGGAGATAGTCTCAAAGCTCCCAGATGTCATTAGGTCTCCAGTCTTGATGTGGATTATGAGAAGGTGGCACCTGGCAGATTTAGAGATAAACTCCAGAAGCACCAAGGCCTCATACCTCAAGGTGGCCCCACAGACTCCTGTCACATGCTGCTACTGCAGGTCGAAGCACAAAGGGGAAGAATGCCAAACAGTTGAGTACAAAGAGGCAGAAAGGAAGGAAGAGGCCTCTGACGATGAAGAGGAAACTGTGATTGATGACACGGAAAGGCTCTTTGACCCCCTGCCTCATGTTCCGTCTCCTTTTGGGTTCATTATCGATTCCTCAGAGAAATTCCTCCTATCTTGCTACGTTTGCATGCTCCACAACAAGGACGAAGGCTCAGATCACGTGGGATCCATCAAAGCCTTCTCAAAGCTTGCAAAAATGGAAGATGTCCTCAGAGGGAAGCTTGAGGTTGAAAGCTGGAGACCCGAGACAAATCTGCCCAGAGACTTCTATGAATTCGACCCAAGATTCATCAAAATGGGAGCAGATCTCATCAAGGAGGATTTGAGGAGCAGGTCAGCACTCTCTGACAGAGACAACTATAGGCTCTCCAGCCTAGGCACTTTCGCCTCAACAACTCTAGAGTCGTTTGCCACCACCAAATCAAGCACCACTTCTATCTTCACCGGGAACGCCAAGAATGTCCTTCAGAAAACCGTTGAAGGGCTCATGGCTATCAGAACGAAATGCTTTGCTGCATTGTACTCCATGCTTCCCCTCCTCATGGGCGTAATGTTGATGGAGTCCCTGGGCTGTTTGTACAACTCTGAGGAGCTTTTCAAGGGCTACATCATTGTCAGCATATTTAGGAAGTACCAGATTGGTGGAGTCAGGGAGATAAGCATTCTAGACATGGCATCAAGGCTGAGGCTCGCAGCTCTTGAGTCCATTAGCACAGGAATTTGCATTGATCTTGAGGAGGAGTGCCTGACAAAGCCAAAAGAGAAGAAGAAATTTGTTTCTCGACACACAAAAAAGGTGAAGGCAAATTACAGCCCGAATGACTGCCTCACAATCAAAATGTCCATGGACATGACCACATGGTGCCAATGCTTCCTAATGAAGATGTTTGCATGCCTCCTGTCCCACCTCACTCCTGCGGAATTTTTCCCATTTATATCAAGAACCCTTAACACCATGAGCAACAAGAGGGTTGAGATGCCAAAAACCGTATTTAGAGAGTTCATGAAAGGAGAATCCTCGACCATGGTCGACAAGGTCATCTTAAAGCTCAGGCAGGTTTTCTGGGGGTTTGAGAAAGCCCCGCAGATGAAGGAAGGCTCGACATATGTCACTCTGCACGGGAACATGCTGCAAGGCATTCTCCACTACACAAGCAGTCTGTACCATGTTGCCATGCTCCACGTGTTCAAAAAGTTTGTTGAGAAGGAGATCATTTCAATAGGCTTCACTCCAGTGACATCATTCCAGGTTTCCTCTGATGATGAGGGCATTCTCATAACTCTCTGCCCTGGGAAGCACAGCCCCAGATCTAATCCCATCCTTGTAAATAGAGTCCTAGAGAGAGTCAGGATAATAAAGGATTCTTTGACGCTAAGTTTGGGCTGAGAACATCATGGGAGAAGTCAACAGTGGTCATCTCCCCTCTTTACGAATTCAACTCCATTTTCTTTGTGGGGAACACAATCACATCACCCCTCATCAAGTTTGTCTGCAGAGCAAATGATGACCCTCCTGAGGACAACCTGCACAAGAGAGTGGCAAACATGACTTCATCTTTAGGAGCGATTAGAGAAGCGGGAGGCACAGGCGCTCTTTGCTCGCTCGTGAGTGCCTGCCAGGTCATCAGCCTCCAGAGGAATTTGGGAAAAGGGACCATGAGCTGGTGGAATTCTGACTGTGAAGAAGTCCTCAGACTAGGACTCAGTGTCACAGGGAGCCTTAAAGCTTTCAGCCCCAAGGCAGCAGGGCTTGTGGATTTGCAGCTACTCAACTACTCGTCACTGCCAGACGAACACAGCAAACAGTCAGCTTTTGTCAGGCTGTTCCAGCTCTACTCTGATCTAATTGAGGATGATCTCCCACTTGTGAGGACTGAGTTCAGAATGTGGAATCAGGAGAAGCACAAGAAATTGCTTGAGAGGCTGGGCATAGAGAAGGGTGATCTCACAAAGGAGGATTTGAGGCTCATGATGAACAAGCCTCAAGACTCCTTTGAGCTAAGGAGGAGGCTTGAGATAAATGTTTCGAAACCTTCAATAGCCAGGTCATTCATGTTCCCCAAGAGATCTGAGACAGTTAGAGTCAGCCCTTACTTATTCTGGTCAGGATGCATTCGCAAAGAAGGTGTTGAGGGCAGGCTGAGTCTGATTGAGCTCTTGAGGGAAACCGAACCAGAGGAATCCTTTAAATATCATTTCATCAATTCTGGCAACTACGACGACATAATCAGTTTCTGCAGAAGACCCATGACCTTCACCAGAGTTGAGCCCAGCAAAATGAGGGAGAGAACACTTAGGAGCTACAAGCCAAGGGAGAATGACCTGCTGATGGCGAAGCCTGTCATATCCCGTGTGTGGTTTGGGACAAGAGGCGTGAGTGCAACTCAGTCTGACATGATGTTCCCTGCCTTCTTGCAAATGATACCCTGGCTAGAACCCACGTTTGAAGAGACAGTTGAAAGGCCTGAGTTCCAGGGCTCTGTTTCCTCACTGCTATCCGCCATAGAGTCCCTACAGGTGAGTAAAGGTGCTAGAACTTACTTGTGCAGGCCTGCACCCAGTCACTCAATTGCCCTCGAGTCAATGCCCAGAAGGAACTCCTTCCGCCAGTATGCAGTCTCACAAGGGCAAGCAGACCCTCAAGAGAGGAGAGAGGGGGCCATTGACCAGCTAAGGAAGATTGGGAGACTTGTGATCCTCATGCAGGCCTCAGACAGGAAGGAACACAAGGTTCGGCTTGCTGGCAAGTGCGCAGAGATCATGATGACTCCATTGCCAGACCCAGATTGGGGCAGGAAGGATTTCCAGAATGTCATGCTCTCTGCATCAAAGATCATCCGGAGCAGCGGCTTTGTTGACCCATTCCTAGTCATTGAACATCTGAAGGAGACCCGAGATGCATTCTGGGTTGTCCCTCAAAGGTTCGCCGTGAACGGAAATAGAATGGGGCACGGGGAATCCTATCAGTACACCATCTCAAATGGCTGGGTGAGGACTGTGCTAGAAGGAGAGAAGATTGTGAAAATTGAGAGAGAGCGTGGGAAAGGTGACGGGCTCCAGAAAGCCTCACAAGTGAATGAGTCCCTTCAGACTAAGCTAGCAGAGAACTTGATAGGGCTCCTCCCTCACGTTGTGGCAACTCCTCATGCTTTTAGAATTGGCTTGACCTCTTGTGAGAGAACAGAGAACCTCAGAGCCACCGTCAAGAGGAGGAAAAGAATCACGCAGGTTATAGATGGGGTCGAGTACACAAGGCTGAGAACCATGTGGGGGGCAAAAATTCCCTTTTCGACAATGTACCGAGAGGGCATTTTATCCCCTGTGGGCTCCCAAGATCTCCTCTCAAAATGGGCAAACTCAGAGCCAATCTTTCTTCAAGACTTCTTATCAGAGGTGAATGATGGAGGGAATGGCTTAGCTTGCAAGCAGCTGATCATGAATTCTGTCATGCCAAAGCTGAAGAACAAGTTGTTGGAGCCCCTCCCAAACCTTGTTGACAATGAGATATATGACGAGGAGCTGGTAATGTCAATGCTAGAGCTGACGAGCGGGGATGAGGATTCAGACACATCGATTGGCTCACTGGCAGATTACTACAGTGCGGATCCTATTGGTGGCTTTGGAATGGATGACTGGGATGAGGGCATTCCAGCAGAGGAAGGGGGTAGCTACGGGATTGACACTCAAATGTCTTTGATCATGAACGTGATCCTGAGAAGGGTCAAGGAAGAGAGATGGTGGACCCTCAAGGGATTCGAGCAGGAGATTCTGACATTAAGAGCTGTGATAGAC